CCTTAGCGGGTTCTGCTGCCTTAGCGGGTTCTGCTGCCTTAGCGGGTTCTGCTGCCTTAGCGGGTTCTGCTGCCTTAGCGGGTTCTGGAGCAGTTGGTTTAGCCTTCGGTGCAACATTTTGTTGTGCTTTGGTAGAAGATGTGTCTATCTTTACGGATTCGACGGATGGTCTTTCACTGGAATCCAAAGTATCTGACATCTTCACTTCATAACGAACTCCAGAGTTTCCTTCTACAGTGAAACTTTCTCCAGCCTTTCGCCCACCAGTATTGGCTACTACATCGTTTATTTCTTGTTTTACTGTTTCGCTTGCAGAGGCATCAATTACATTCGCTTTAACTGCATCTGCTGCCATATCATTTGGCATTTTCTTATAACCACCCTCTGCATCATTATATCCTGTTTCTATTTTCAATTCTGTCTTTGGTGGTGTTACATCAGCAGCAGGCTTTACTTCCGCTGCTTTTGCTTCTGGACCTGCTTCTGCCGCTTTCGCTTCTGGTTTTGCTTCTTCTCCAACAGTTGCCCCGACTTTTGATGCTTCTGCTGCTTTCGCTTCTGCTCTTAGTTCTTCTGCAACCTGTTCTGAGATTTCGGCACGGCGTTCGAAGAACTTATTGTCGGTCGTCTTCGCACTTTTTTTATCCATCTGGGCTGTTTCTTCCAGCCATGTTGCTTCTTCATTCAGTGCTTGTACTGGATCTTTTGGTATTTCTCTGCCAGAAGATCTCTGCGCTTCTCTGTACTGTTCGTGCAGCGTCTCTCTTGTTATTTTTTGATTTGCATCCGCTCTCTGAATATCCGCATCGGTTGTTTGTGGTTTTGCGGCCGCTGGTTCTGTTGTTGGTTTTGCCTCTGCAACACGCAGTTCGCCTGCTCTTTTCTCCAGTTGGGTTGCTTTCTCTTCGAGTGCAGCCTTTTCCTCTGGAGTTTTTGCATTCTTTGCCTGTTCTCTGAGATTTTTTGCTTCATTTTCGTTGAATGTTGCTCTCGTCTCATTCACCGTCTTCTTGAGATCTTGGAAAAGATCATCAAATCCTTGCTTCAATCTGTCGAAGAATCCCTTCTCCCCTTCGACCGCGGCCTTTTCCATCTGTGCAGAGACATCTCTTGCCTCAATCAGTTTTTCCTGAGAGGCAGTGAGTTTTTCTTTCGTCTCTGTTATTGTTTTTTCTAGTTCCCTGATGTCTTGTTTTATGAACTCTCTCATTTCCTTGAGTCGTTCTGTGGCTTCGAGATTACCTTCTCTGCCGGCCTTTTCCAATTGTATTGCATTTTTCTCAAGTGCTTGGTTGGTCTTATCCAATCTGTCATAGACCTTTTCCAGTTCTGCTCTCACTTCTTGTATTCTTGTTTCCTGTTCGGATACTGCAATCTTTGCTTCTTCCGAAACTTGACGAGGTGTTTTTTGTTCTTCTACTGGTTTTACTTCTTCTTCTATTTGTTTAGTATCTCCAGCCTTCTTCTCGCCTGGTTTTGCTTCTCCTGGCTTTTCACCTGGCTTCGGTTCAATTGGTTCCTTACCCACCGCTCTTCTAGCAAGATTTTTTAGTTTTCGACCCAATCCATCTATCGCCTTGAACAATCTTGGGAACATCATTCTCAGCAATCCAATAGCGTTTGCAAGACCCAGCAAACCAGAAGCAATATCCCACAGTTTGGAAAGAAGTCCCTTCTTCTCACTCTTTCCACCGCCAGTCAATCCGTCTAGTTTCTTTTCTATGCTGTCGAGTTTCTTCAGGAGTATGCTCCAGAATTCCATCTGTTCTTGTTGGAATTCCTTATTATCTTCCTTTTCCAGAAACTGTAATGCTCCTGCTTTCTTGGACTGTTTTGCCATTGCTGCTTGGGTTTTGAGCAGACCTTGCATAGTTCCTTGCATAGATTTGAAGGTCTTGCTAGCCATTATGGTGTCTTTGGCCTGTTTTCCTGCCTTCATAGCACTGCCAATTTTACCACCAGCCGACTGTGCGACTTGACCTAAAGTGCTTAATGTGGAACCGAGTCTGCTCATTAGCGTCTCCTCTTGTTTCTCTTTTCTATCTTCTCGTTTATTTCTCTGATATGCTTAATCAACAAACTCACATATACCGTTCTTTCCCAAGGCATCATATTCTCTAGTTCTTCCAGGCTGTACTTGTGTTCTTGCATCAGGATGAAATTTGTCTTATACATTCCATCCAGAGATTCACGAGACAGCCCTAGGCGAAAAAATCCATAAAATTATCTAGCACCAATTTAATAAATTCATTTGCGTGTGGTGAGAACAGATCCTCTTCCAGTTTTATCTTTGGTGTTGCTTCGAAGAACTCGTTTATCTTGTCAAACTGCTCCTTCTGTAGATTCTCCAAGAAGTCAATAACTTCCTCTATGCTCAGTTCTGCTGCTGGATATGTGTTTTCCTTATCAAACACTTCAATTATACACATAGCCAATAGCGTCATCATCGCTTTGTATTCATCTGTCTTGGAAAGTTCTACTTGAGAATATATTTCATATAGGCTTAGATCCCTGAGAACCACACCTACACCAGACGCAGTGTCCAGTATTATCTTGTCTTTTCTGTTTTCCGATTTTACGAGTTTTGCGTTCTCCAGTGAAAGTTCCGCATCGAAGTATTTCTGGGTAATGGGACACTTTACTCTTGCATCTATCTTCGATCCCATAGACACTTCTCGTAGTTTCAGGAAGATCCACTGTGCATCGTAAGATGTAAACTTCTCAACATCTACATCCGTAGAGAGTATGCAGTTTCTTAGGATATTGTTCAGATTTTCCACTATGACCGAACTATCTTCCGTCTTGGAAGCGATAAGCAGCGTCTTTTCTTCCTTGACTAAGAATGGACGGTATTTGATCTTTTTACCAGTAGATGGTAGTTCTAGAGTATAAGTGGGGGTGTTTAGTTTCGGTAATTTCATTCTATCTCCATATTAATAAGAACCAATCAATTCATCGTAATAACACATAGTCACATTTTGCTTCACATAAGTGTTGTTGTCTCCCCAATCATACTGGACCGTGTCCACATTAATTGGGTATGCGTTCAGCAGAGTAACTCCATACTTGACTTTATCACTCAGATCCAGTTGCTTTATGACCACTGTTCCAGTTATATTTGCATAATATTCTCTGTAGTAGTTGATGTTGTCGCTGGTGACGATTATCTTGTCCATCCACTGCTTGAACATATTTCTGGACTTGCCACTTTCCTCTAGGCGTATACCGAGAGTGACGGTTCCAGATGGATTTCTCTTGTATGGGACTTTGATACTTGGTTTGCCGTCGAGTTCGAAATCTTCCGTGGCAATACTAAGATTTGGCATATCTATGGTTTCGACATACATATTGCGAAACGATTCACCGAATGGAGAAAAAACAGATACTACAAATCTGTTTGGTCTCGCTATGTCGATGTTCATATCTAATCCCATTATTTCGTTCCTCTAAAGATTTTGTTTATTTGCTGGGTCACTTGTGGTTGCTGTTTCTTTCTGAATTTCTGAACTGGCAAGAAAGACATAGTTAGGAATTCGTCAGGGGACACCAGTTTTATCTTTGATCTTATTCCACGCATATCGAACTCTTCGCCAAGTATCATTATATATTTGCGAATAGTCCTACTTGTCAGCAGTGACTGAACCTTTATACGGGTTCCTTCCTTCGCAGTAGATGACATAGATTTGACTATCTTGTATACCACATACAGACGAATTCTGGTTGGAAGGTAGTGGAGATTTATGCCTATCAGTTTATTATTTGAAAATCCCAAGGACAGCACCATAGGAAATTCGTCATAGAATGCCAATTGTTTGGCGTTCGGTGGAATGTAATTAAAGAAATACACATAACCAGATTTCTTGTATCTGAATGTCTTTGACGCAATTCCATCGTTTATGATGTCGGTTTTTACTTTTTTGTTCTGTGGATTGACCGCTCCCTTTGTTATTGTTTTGAGGGATTGGACTTTCTTGGAGAACCATTTGATAGAAGATGTAGATGGTTTACCATCGTTGATCTTACCCGACCTCAAGGACGAAATGGTGGCTTTTATGTCTTGTAGAATGTTTTTCATTTGATGTGGAGATCGTCTTCCGTTAGTATTCGGAAGTTCCATTTGTTTTGTTCCGCGAACTTCTTAGCATGGGCCCATTTAGAGTTGTTCACTTTCCAGGTCTGGACTTCCTTGAGGTAGGATTTGGTAGTCCTCTTACCTTTCTTTGGTTCCTTGCACTGTCTTTTTGGTTTGATCTCTATGAGGAATATCTCCTGTCCTTTTTGGGTCTTGAACTCAACCAGAAAATCGACATAGTATCGGTGATATTTACCGTCAATCGGAGATAGATAAGGTATTGCTACTTCCTCGGAACACCATTTAAGGACGCCGTTGTTGGTGTCGCAGAATACCATAAATTTTCGTTCCCATAGAGAACGATAAACTATATTGGTATGGTCACCAACATACTTGTACGGGTTAGTAGGTTTGAATATTCCCTTGTACGACATACATATGTATGTATCAATTTTTACAAAAGAGATTACTCATGCCAAATATAGATGAAAGATTAGTAGCACTAAAGGATAGCCTAGGTCGTGGTGTATCATCTGTGCTGCCTAGTAGAGGCATACCAGGCAAGGGAGGAAACAATTCCGTCTCTTCATTAACCACTTGGACACAGTTAGAGATATATCCTAATGGTGCTCCCAGAAGTAAGAGCACAGTGGTTTCTAATGGGGGCGATAAAGGTGCAACTTGGGTTCTTCCTTTGCCTCAAGATTTAACAGATATGCATTCTATTCAATACGAAACTATGGAATTTGGCGCAATCGCTATGGCAACGGCTGCTCTTAGACAGGGGAATAGCACTGTGGGTGTTTTCGATGCGCTGAGTGCAGGAAAGAGCGCGGCCAGCGATGCGTTGACAAAAGAATTTGGTGGTGGAATAGCGGGATTTGTCGAAGGACCAGCGGCAGAGGAAGTTCTTGGATTTTTCGGTCTTGATCAGGCAATAAATGTAGTCAGAGCAAGAAGAAGAAACACTACCAATCCTAATATGGAAAATATGTTCAAGACGAGCAATCTAAGGACATTCCAGTTCTCATGGTCGCTCAATCCACTGTCATCGGAAGATGCCAACAGCATAAAGAACTTCATAAAAGAAATGAAGAAATCCATATATCCTCTTAATGGAACTGTAGGTGGTGCTTGGAACAGATTGCAATTTCCAGCAGAATTTATATTTACTTTTTATTCAACTGGAGTTGGAACTGGTCCGAAAGTTATATTCAAAACTGTTGCTTGTGCTTGCACAGATTTTACGGTTGCTTACACACCCAACGGTGCATTCCATACCCATGTCGATGGTAATCCTACGACCGTGAATATCAGCGGAACATTCCAAGAACTATACACTATAGACCAAACCATAGTAGAACAACTAGGCGATTAATTGGACGGTAAATATGCCATATAACTATTTTCCAGCAACAGCATACAACGACATTCTAGTTACGGACATACTGAAGAAATTCAAGTTGTCCGATAGAGCCAAGAAATCAATCGCCGTGGAGAATTACAGGGTAAGAGAAGAAGATACTCCAGAATCTCTAGCGTATTTGCTATACAAAGACACAACTTTGTCTTGGATAGTATTGATGATGAATGACATAAGCGATAGAAATAACGAATGGCCATACTCATATCAGACGATCACGGATCTCATAGACAGCAAATATGCTACATCTTCTGTGTTTCTTTTCGATAGTGATATAACTTTTGTTTTGTCGGATGCAACTCATTTTGTTGTCGATGGTGATGAATATCCAATAAAAAGCGTTGATAGGAACTTCAACAAGATAGTGACTACTACCAAACTACCGCTGTCTATCGTCAAGGGTGACACTATACGGTTTTATAACGATCAAACTCTCTTGAAAACGACTACCGTTCGAAGAGTGGTATATGAAGATGAATTTTCCGTACACCATTTCGAGAATGAGGATGGACTTTACCTAGATCCACGAGAAACCGTAGACGGAAGCGAATACACCGAGCAACAGACATATCTGTATCATTACATAAACAACGAAAATGGCGGAGGAGATGAATACAGAATTACAAACAGAGATTATGAATATAAAATAAACGACGACAAAAGAGATATACTGCTCCTACTTCCAGAATACAAGGATGCATTCCTATCCAACATAAGTAGGCTGTTCGTAAATCTAGACAAGAAAAGCAATATTGTAGAGGAATTGGACAATATCACTGTAAATTGGAACCTATTTGAATGAGTAACTACACACTAAGACACGGTGACATAGGTCCGCTTATGATCCACACACCAAAAGGATCGTTCGATGTCTCTGTATTCGTCATTCAGTTTCAGGTGACGGAAAGCATATTTTCCCCTTACATAACTGGTTCTGTTGTTCTTTCTGACACCGAATCTACCAGAATAATCAAAAATATTGGTCTTAGGGAAGATTTGTCGTGCAAGATAAGTTTTAGTTTTGCAGGACTAGAAGACGATGGAAAAACTTCGCAGAGACAGATACGACTAAATCAAGAAGATTATTACATCAATAAAATTGATATTGGTGAACCGATGGGAACGGGAACCCAGCAGACAACAATACATTTTGCACATAAGGTCTTCATAAAGAATGAAGGAACCAATATCTCCAAATCATATCAGAAAAAGAAGATTTCCGATATGGTGAAGGATATGGCAAAAAATCTGGACATAGAGTGGAACACCGTAGAGGAAACTATGAATACTTTCTCTTTAGTTCTTCCATACAGGACATCTCTTGCTCAAATTATGTTCCTTGTTCCATATGCAGTGAGACAAGAAAACAGCAACGATGTAAATTATGTTATGTATCAGGATCTGTCTGGAAAGCACAATTTCGTCAGCGTAGGTAAACTGATCACACAACAATCCTCTTTCGGTAATGATCCAAATACTGGTTATTTCTATAGTTTAAATCCAGGCTCTACATTTTCTTCGTCTAGAAGATGTGCTCTTACACAGGCGACAAAACCATTAAATTCGTATCAAAATGCTATAAATGGAATGCATAGCACCTGTGTAGCCACCCTAGATCCTTCATCGAAGATGTGGACGGCAACTGGTTATTTTCTACCAGATAATTGGAACAAACAATCCCACATATCATCATCCCCTCTGGTGGAAAAAAACTCAGAGTTCTATCAGTTTGTAAATGGTGCAGTATCGCAAAGATACTATCATAAATCCAGACATTCACACTGCTGCAAAGAACAAAAGAATGGAAACAATAAAATAGGTGGTCCTAACGATTGGTTGCTCCCCAGAATAAGTCAATTGGAACAAATGAACCAGATTGGTGTCGAATTCTTCACCACGGGAAATTCCGACACCAGTAAAGTAAGTGCAGGAAAAGTCATCTATTTCGGAAGACCACTGTTGAACGATTCCGTGAATAGTTCGGATGGCGTGGACATAACCTTTAGTGGAAAATACCTAATAACCACCATCACGCATCAGATCAGAAAAGTGAAATCTGGACAGACGGAATATGGTTGCAATATCAAGTGCATAAAAGATGCACTGGGAGAAGAATAATGGCTGATCAAAATGTTTTCTGGATCGGTGTAGTGGAAGATAGAAAAGATCCTCTTCAGTTGGGAAGAGTTCGAGTGCGTATACACGGCTACCATTCTCCACTCAAGAAGGACATACCCACAGACCATCTTCCTTGGTCTGTGGTTGCTATGCCAACTACATCTGCATCTAATTCTGGAGTAGGATCCATAAATGCTCTAATACCAGGCAGTTGGGTAATGGGTATGTGGAATGACGATGGTAATGGTCTACAGATCCCAGTTGTTTTGTTCAGTATACCAGGCACAATTCCAGAAAACAACAAGAAACCAACTAGCATAGATCTTCTACAGCAGAATACAACCAAGAATTTCTATGAAGAGAACTATGGCGATGCTTTCAGGGATCCACGCACGGAAGAGGAACTGAAGAACGAACCAACCAACAAGTTCAAGAAGAGAAAGTTTCCAGATGGTAAGGACAAAGAGGGAGACGAGCACGGTGCTCAACTGGAGAACGATAAGGCAGAAAACTTTCCTCGCTCCAATTCATACAGTTGCGTAGCATATAACGATGGAACTATGACTGATATTTCTGTCATAGCAACTAACGACAAAGAGCACATAGACAAGACAATAGTTGGTTATAAGAAGACGCCAAGAGAGAAAGGCGGATTGCTTGAACAAGAAGTCAAGATTGCTACTATAGATTTCAAGAAATTCAAATGCGGAGTGACTAACGAATCTGGAGTAAACAAAGGAACGAACAAAAATCTTGGATCTGGCAACAATTCATTAGAATCGTCCAACTTTCCATCCACTTATGATAATTATAAAGCAGTTCTTTCAAAACCAACCAATTCCGATGGAAATCTAGTATATGCTAAAAATAAGAATGTGAGTCAATAATGCCAGAAGATAATCTGAACAATTGCGATCCACCAATAGTAATCCCACCAAATACAGTCGATCCTGGTCAATCAGGCGGTAGTGGCTCTGGTGGAGGTGGAACTGGCGTCACACCATCCAGACCTGGAACCAGTGGTGGATATGGTGGTGGAAATGTGGGTGGTTCCAGACCACCTAGCCGTCCACCAAACAGCACAAATGACGGTGGTGCTGTGGGTAGTGGTAGTGGTTCTGGTGGAAGTGGTGGTGCTGGTGGTGGAGGTGCCGGTGGTGCTTTGGGTGGTGGTGCGAATCTAAACTGCACACCATTCAGTGGTCCTTCTATGCAGACAAACTCTGGAAAAGGTTGGGGAGAAACACCAACTCAGTATGGTAAGATAAAAGGAAAGAAAATAGAGGCAAAGAAAAACGATTGTGGTTGTGAGGGTAGCGATGGAGAAGGTGACAACGAGGCAGAGCGTTTCAAGGATGTCACGATCTATCCCTTCAACAAAGTAACTGAAACCGAATCTGGTCATGTAGTTGAATTCGATGACACCCCAGGCAGTGAAAGAATATCCACAAATCACAGAAGCGGAACATTCGAAGAATATCACCCAAATGGCGATAAAGTGGTGAAAGTTGTAAGAGATAGTTATACTTCCGTGTTCAGAGACAGCCATGTCCACATAGATGGATACAGTAATGTCACCATAGACAAGGCACTTAAGATTTTCGTCAATAAGGATGAGTTGGAAAGCAGCGAGGAATCGGCTGTTAATTTCGACATCCATATAGGAAAGAATGCTAATGTAAACATCTACATCGAAAAAGGAAATCTTAATGTTCTTGTAGACGAAGGGGATTCCAATATCCAATTGAAGAAAGGTGATGTCAACATTCGTCAAGATTGTGGTCATTACAACCACTTTGTAAACGGTGATTACAACCTAGAATGCACAGGACATATGCATATGGTGGTAGGAGAAGATCAAGTGACTGAAGTCGGTGGAAACAGAGACACCAGAGTCGATGGAGATTTCGACAATCTGGTTATGACTAAAAAGGGTTCCAAGAAAGAGACAAAAGTGTATGATCTTGGTCAATTGGTACAAGGACGAGCACAGGAATATTATTTAAATTC